AAACGGACAATCAAGGAAGAGGCAGATAGATTAGAGAGTATGTCTTCATGGAAATCTAGAATTTTGGGAATTTCTAAAGAAGATGCTATATGATTCAGTGTAAAATCTGTAGCGAGTCTTATAATAACGATAAGTCTTTTCATGCTCATTTAAAAAAGCATAATCTTTACCAAGCCGAGTATTATTGTAAATATTATCCACGATACTCTCTTTATTATCGCCAACAAATACCTTTTAAAAATAAAAAGCAGTATTTTGAGACTGAGTTTATTGATTACGCCGAATTCTTGAAATGGGAAAAAGCTTCTAATGAAGAAGATGTAAAAACTAAGTGTATAGAATTGCTTAAGAAGAGAATAGATGAAAAACAATATCATTTTGCACCATTTCATAACGAATTAATTACGCTTAATTTACCCAGCTTAAATATTTATAAGAAATATTTTAATTCATATACGGGCGCATGTAAGCTTTTAAATATTGAGCCGTTATATAATAAAAATTTGCCAGAAGCTTTTAATAAAACAAACATATCTCATTTACCTATTTTAGTTGATACGAGAGAGCAGGATGCTTTGGAGTTTCCTAAATCTAAAATTGAGAAGATATTCGTAGGCGATTATTTAATTGCTGATAAAAAGTATTTTACTAATACTTTTGTTGATAGAAAAAGTGAATCTGATTTTCTTGGCACGATGGCTTCTGGAATAGAAAGATTTGAAAGAGAGTTGATCAAAGCTGTTGAATTGAATTGTTATTTATTTGTGGTTGTTGAGTCTAGCATTAATAATATTTTAATTAACCAGCGCAAGTATAATAGAAAAACAAATTTAGAATACGTTTTTCATAATATGCGCAACTTATGTCATAAATATCCACGACATATACAATTCATATTTACTGGTAGTAGAAATAAATCTTTAGATATTATACCCAAGTTGCTGTATCATGGTAAGTCGCTGTGGCAAGTAGATATACAATATTTTTTAGACAATGAGTTGGGAAACAGGCAATCAAGTGTTAAGGAAGTCGCGGTTAATTTCCAATGAGGAGTTAGCTAAAATTCCTGGTTATTTAGAAGAGCGAGAAGCGAAGTTATTGTTTTATCAATTTCTTCGCAACAACACTACTTTCGCCACCGATCTTATAACTGGAGTAAAACTATTTCCTTTTCAACATATGGCTATTAAAGCGATGTTGGAAAGTGATTATTTCTTGGGGGTATGGTGTTTAGAGGAAAACGAGTACATTTTAACTGAAAACGGTTTCAAGAAAATAAAAGATGTTCAAATTGGAGAAAGAGTTAGATCAAGAAAAAATCTAAATAATGTATCTAATAAACGTATAAATCCTGAAGAGGAGGGTTTTGAAATAATTTTGAATTCTGGAGATTCGTTTAAAGCTAAAAAGGGTCATAAAGTTTTAACATATGAAAATCATGAATTTAAATTTAAATTAATAGAAGATTTAAATGAAAGTGATAATTTGCCTATTAAAATGTCTACTGAAATATGGGGCGATTTAGACATAACAGATAAATCAACGATTAAAAGATCTCTTTATTTATTCTATACGATGGGTTATGTATTAGGAGATGGTTGGATAAATAAAGATGGAATTCATTTTTGTTCTGAAAATGAAGAAATTTTAAGTACCATTTCCAAATTTATAAAAGAAAATACTTTAAGCCTTTATAGCAGACAAAGAAGCGAGAATTTAAATTTTTATGAATATTCGATTTTTAATAGAAAACTAGTAGATTGGTTTGAATCTATCGGTTGGGATATTGCTAAAAAATCAAATGATAAAATTATATGCGATCAGCTTCTTCAAGCTTCAAAATATGAATTATGCGCTTTAATAGGTGGTTTATTTGATGCTGATGGATACGCTTCAATTGGTAAAACTAACAATAAAGTTGGTTTAAAAAATACTTCTTTAGAACTATTGCGTCAAGTTAAAATGCTATTAAATAATTTAGGCATTCAATCATTTTTAAGAAAATCAGGAGAAAATAAAGGAAAGCCTTATTATGATCTTGTTGTAGCAAATGATTATGAATCTCTAAAAAAGTTTCAGGATAGTATTGATTTTGTCGTGTGCCATAAAAAGGAAAATTTAAATAAAATTTTAGAAAAAACTTCCAAAAGAAATTATCAGAACAATTTAGTTCCGAATTTAGGTCTTATTTTGAAAAAAGAAGGATCTTTTGAAAAAGTCACTGGTAAAAGAGGAAATTGGGGCAAATCTTTTTCACAAAATGAATTTGATAAGCTATCGAATATAAGCGATAAAACTAAAAATATAATTGAAACTATTAAAAAAGAAAATGTTATTTTTTCTAAAATCAAATCAATTAATAATTGCAAGGTGGTTTCTATAGATATAACAGTAGATAATGAAGAATGTTATATTGGTAATGGAATTGTTCATCATAATTCGCGTGGTATGTCAAAGTCATACACAACAGGCATTTATGCCGTGCTTGATGCTATATTAAATCAAGGAATTGAAACTGGTATTTTATCTCGTTCGTTTCGTCAGTCAAAAATGATATTTAAAAAGATAGAAGATATTGCTGCCAAGCCTGAAGCTTATCTTTTAAAGCAGTGTATAACTAAAATATCAAAGTCTAATGATGAATGGGTGATGGAAATTGGTAAAAGTCGTATTCGCGCATTGCCTTTGGGTGATGGCGAAAAGCTTCGTGGTTTTCGCTTTCATCGTATAATTATTGACGAGTTTTTATTGATGCCTGAACGTATTTATAATGAAGTAATTGTACCATTCTTGTCTGTAGTACAAAATCCAACTCAGAGAGAAGAGCTTTATAATCTTGAAACGCAGTTAATTGCTAAAGGAGAAATGACTGAAGATGATAGATATATATGGCCTAATAATAAATTGATTGCATTATCTTCTGCATCTTTTAAATTCGAATATTTATATAAGCTTTATGAGCAATATGAGAATTTAATATTTAATCCTAAGAATAAAGAAAAGACTAAGCGTTGTATTATGCAATTTTCTTATGATTGCGCTCCAGTTCAGTTATACGATCAGAATCTAATCAATCAAGCAAAAGCTACCATGAGTGAGTCGCAGTTCTTACGAGAATTCGGCGCACAATTTAGTGATGATAGTTCTGGATATTTTAAAATATCTAAAATGGCATTATGTACAGTACCAGATGGAGAAACTCCTGCTGTTGAAGTAGTTGGAAATGCAGAAGATGAATATATATTAGCAGTCGATCCATCTTGGTCAGAAACAGAATCATCTGACGACTTTGCAATACAAGTGCTTAACATAAATAAAGAAAAACAAATAAGCACATTAGTTCATTCTTATGCACTATCTGGTTCATCATTAAAAGATCATATTAAATATTTCTTATATTTATTACAGAACTTTAATATTGTAGCTATCTGCATGGACTATAACGGCGGTGTTCAATTTATGAATTCTTGCAATGAAAGTGAACTGTTTAAAGATGCTAAAATCAATTTAAAACCAATTGTTACAGAGTTTGAACGCCCTGAAGAATATACACAGAATCTTTATTCTGCTAAAAGCGAATATAATAGATCAGATTATAAATACGTTTTCTTAAGAAAGCCAACTTCTGGTTGGATACGTTTAGCAAATGAATTGTTACAAGCTAATTTCGATCATCGTCGCACTTATTTTGCCAGTAGAGCAATCGACGATAACTTCAGAAATCAAACTAAAAAACATATAGGCATTTCAGATTTGAAATTCTCTAACGCTTTAGATACTGAAAAAGAAAATGAAGAAGCTAAGATGATCGACTTTGTAGAACATTTATCAGATATGATTATGCTTACAAAAACTGAATGCGCTCTTATACAAATAACAACATCGGCGCAAGGTATGCAAAACTTTGATCTTCCAGCTAATCTAAAACGTAAGTCTGGTCCAGATAAACCAAGAAAAGATAGTTATTCTGCATTGGTGCTTGGAAACTGGATGGCAAAAATATATTTTGATATTAACACTACTCAAATAGATGATGTAATGGAGACTTTTGAACCAATGTTTATAGCTTAAATATGAATAATAATATTTTAGATAAAATTAATAACTATACAGACATCGGAGAATCAAGATTAAAATTTATTAATAAAGTTTATCATTATTTTGCTTCTTTGAATAGATCTATTAATATATTAGAAACAGGATGTGGGCATTATGGAGATTCTGAAAAATTCGCCAGTATGACTTATATATTTGCTGATATTTTATATAATTTAAAAGGTGGATCTTTACTTACTGTAGACATAAACGAAAATAATTTAAATAAATGTAAGGAGTTAACTAAAAATTTTTCTCATATTATAGATTATAGGTTGGGCGATAGCGTAGATGTGTTAAGAAATTTAAACGAAGATTTTGTTAAATCATTAGATTTAATTATATTAGATTCTTATGATTTACATTTATTTGATCCTTATCCTTCTGGAATTCATCATTTACAAGAGTTGTTAGCTTTATATAATAAATTAAATAAAAATTGTTTGATAGCTATTGATGATAATTTTTTACCTGGAACTTGGATAGATTGGAGATGGGATGATGGTAGATTGGAAAGATTTGAAACGAAAGATAAATTAATAGGTAAAGCTATGTTTTGTCATGATTTTTTAATTAAAAATGATTGGATAAGAGACGATTCGGTACTTTCCGCTGGACATAATATATTTTTATATAAGTATAAAAGTCACTTTTAAAGTCACAATGTGTAACTATTATTAACATGAGTCGTAAATATACAAAAAGATCAGAATATTGGAGCAAATTCTCTTCAGGCAATCAGGATTCTGCACAACCTTTAGAAAATTTAATGAATGGAGAACAATCTTCTGAACCAAATTTTGTTGGTGAACCATTTTATACTCATGAGGCTCGCGCATCTGAAGGAGATAGAAATGGTGGTCAAGAATCTACAACGCTAAGAAGAAATTTAGCTTATGTAGGACCAAAGATTTATAAGTACGCTAATATTCGTGAAGGATTTCTTCCGTTCGAAACTTCTGTCAATGGTTATACTGTTCGTGATGCTATTGAACTTTGTCAGAAAGCTTATGCCAACGTAGCTATTTTTAGAAATGCTATTGATATCATGTCTGAATTTGCTAACGCAGAAATCTATTTAGAAGGCGGCAGTCAAAAAGCAAAAGACTTTTTCCAAAAGTGGATGAAGTCAGTAAAGATGTGGAATATAAAAGATCAATATTTTCGCGAATATTATAGAAGCGGAAATGTATTCTTTTATAAGATAAATGCTAAATTTGATATTAATGATTTTCAAAAAATACTAGAAACATACGCTAGTTATGATGGTCAATCATATACTACAGATGTAAGTTTGTTGCCTTATCCAAGTGAATATGATATCAAAAATAAGATTCCAGTTCAGTATACATTAATTAATCCTTATTATTTAACAGTCAATAGATCAAGCGGTTGGAAAACAATGTTGTACGAAAAGATTCTTTCTGAATATGAATTAGAAAGACTTCGTACTCCTAAAAACGATCATGACAAAATGATCTTTAATCAACTTGACGAGCAAACTCAAAATAAGATTAAAAATGGTCAATGGGCGCGTGATGGTTTAAAAATTCAATTAGATCCTACTAATATTATTTATTCTTTTTATAAGAAGCAGGATTACGAGCCTTTCGCAATTCCATTTGGATTTCCTGTGCTTGACGATATTAACTTCAAGTTAGAAATGAAGAAGATTGATCAAGCTATTTGCCGCACAATTGAGAATGTAATTCTTCTTATCACTTTGGGAACCGAACCATCTAAAGGTGGTATTAATCACAAAAATATAAAAGCTATGCAAAATCTTTTGAACAATCAATCTGTTGGTCGCGTTCTTGTTGCTGATTATACCACTAAAGCCGAATTTATTATTCCTGATATGAATAAAGTATTAGGTTATGAAAAGTATAAAATTGTAAATGAAGATATTAAAGAAGGATTGCAGAATATATTAATTGGTTCTGAAAAGTTTGCAAATACAACTGTAAAAGCTCAAGTATTTTTTGAACGACTTAAGGAATCAAGAAACGCATTTATCAATGACTTTCTACAACCTGAAATCGAAGCTATCTTTAAGAATTTAGGATTTAAAGGTAAATGCCCTAAAGCTAAGTTTGAAGAAGTATCTATTAAAGATGAAACTCAATTTAATCGTGTTGTTACTAGAATGATGGAGCTTGGTATTCTACCTCCAGAACAAGGACTTAAAGTTATTGAAACTGGCATTTATCCTACAGAAGAAGAATTAACTATTGCTCAACAAAAATTCGTCGAAGAGAGAAAGAAGGGTTATTACAATCCAATAGTTGGTGGAGTTCCAGTTATTCCACCTGCGATGCCAGAAGGTGGTTCTCAAAAGCCTATACCACAAAAGAATAGTACTCCAAATGAAAAGGGTCGCCCAATTGGTGCTAAAGCTTCTGTATTTGCAAAAGATGCTATTGCAAAGATATTAAATCAAACTAAAATATTAAATGCTTCTGTAGAAATAGCTTTAAAGAAAAAGTATTCTAAGAAGAGTTTGTCTTCAGATCAAAAGAAACTAGCTGAAGGTATTACTGAAGCTATTATAGTCGGTTGTGAAGGAACATTGTGGAAAGAAAAAGCTGAAGCTGTTGTAAATGATTCAAGTTTTCTTGATAAATTAACAGTGCTGCCTGAGATTCAAGAAATGGCTACAGAACATCAATTGGATATATATGCAGCAGGATTGTTATATCACAGCACTAAGCTTTCTGTGTAAAATATTAATAATATGTTCCTTTACAAAACATCATTTGAGAATATTGTTACTGCTTCTGTCAATTTTGACAAAAACATTTTGCTGTCTCAAGCTTCATTAGAACCTCTTAAAACATTAATTCCATCAACAGTCAATTTAGATAAGAATGTTGATTTGGTTGGCGCTGCTTTTAATGCGGCGGTTGTAAATCGTTTTAACAAGAATGGTGATGGTATCGACACTAACACAGCAATTGCTTTTAAAAAATATTTTATACATAAGCCTACAAATATTGAACATAAAAAACAAAGAGTGGTCGGCCACATTGTTAATTCAGCTTTTTCTTCTTATGGTGATAATAGAATTTTATCTGATGATGATGTAAGAGGAAGTCTTACTCCTTTTAATATTGCTTTAGCTGCTGTAGTTTATAAAACAGTTGATCGTGAATTCGCTGATGCTTTGATGGAATCTAATGATCCAGAATCTAATTTGTTCGAAAGAATAAGTGCTAGTTGGGAAATAGGTTTCAATGAATATTATGTAGCAATTGGAAGTTTAGATTTAAAACAAGCAGAAATTATTACTAAAAAAGAACAAATCGATGAATTTAAAAAATATTTAAGAGGTTTTGATGGTCCTGGAACTTTGAATGATGGAACTCCAATTTTTAGATTAGTTACTGGAAGAATTTATCCTTTAGGCATTGGTTTTACTAGCAATCCAGCCGCTGATGTTCAAGGAGTTGTAATTGATGATGGCGAATCTGAGTTAGTTAAACAAGATGCAGAAGCAGAACAAAATGAATGCATCGAAGTAAATTCTTTAGATTTACTTAACTTAAATGATAAAATTTTTTCACAACACGAATTAAACACTGTAAATAATACCAAAACTAAAATTATGGATTTAGAACAAATCATATCAGCACTAAAGGCAGTTCTTGCCGCTGAGAAGCAAGACTCCAACAAGTTTACTGAAGAAGCAGTAGCTTCTATTTCAGCTAAAATCGCTGAAGGCATTAAACTAAAGAATGAAGAAATCAAGCAAGAGGTCGAAAAAGCAGAAGTCGCCAAGGCTGAAGCTGTCGCTCAAGCTGAACAATTTAAGAAAGAATTAGACGAAAATAACAAGAAGCTTTCTGAAACAGTAGCTAAACTAAATGAGTTGGAAAGCACAATGTCTGCTAAAGCCGCTCAAGAAATTTATAGCTCAAGAATGAGTCTTTTAGATTCTGAATATGATTTCGACGACGTTGATCGTCAATATCTAGCCAAGGAAATTTCCGCACTAGATACAACTGATGAAGCATTTGCTTCATATAAAGAAAAGCTCGCTATTGTTTATAGACACAAGAGCAAGGCTTTCAAGACAGAACAAGAAAAAGCTTTCCAAGAAAAGTTAGAAGCTGAACTAGTTAAGAGAATGGGTCAAGTTCAACATCAAGCCCAAGCTAGTACAAGTAAGGAAGTAGTTGAAAAGGTTGTTGAGGTTGAAACAGCTTTGGCTAACGCCAAACGCGAAGAGCCAGCAGTACCTACTGAGACTATTTCTCCAACAGAAGGCCAAGTTTCTTGGAAAGAAAGACTTCAAAAAGCTTTCAGTAAAGAAAATATCATAGTTAAATTTTAAAATATATGTCACTACGTTTATATCCATTCAGACAATATAGCGAATTTGATGTAATCAATCTATTCGCAAGCGATACCGCTGATGCCGCTCCATCTACAAATGGTAACGGTTCAGCTGGTGTATTCGTTAAGGTTTCAGCCGGTAATATGGATCTTGATCCAATTACTTATGCTGCAAATTCTTATCTCGGAAATACTGACTATCCATTCCTTGGTGCTGCTCAGTATCCTTCCGTTCCTCTAACTTTCACTGCGGCCACCGCTGGAGTTCCAGTTCTTGGTGTTACGCTAAATCAGACTCTTCTTGCTGATGAAAATGGTGAAAAGTTGCTATATAATCCAATCAAGAAATCAGAACTACAAGCCGTTCTTTCTGGACAAGCTGTTCCTGTAGCTACTCGCGGTGTTTTCACTCTAGCTGATACAGCTATCGACTGGGTTGATGCCAACATGGCTCCAAACTCTCACTTGGCTATTTCTGCTAACGCTGGTAAGGTTACTGGTTATGCCGCAAGCCAAGTTTCACCACTCACTGGTCAATATAGCATCATCGGTCGCGTACTAGCCACTGGCACAAGAGTTAGCCAAAATGGCAAGAGCGATTATTATGCTGGTACTGGCACTGCTGGAGCTAAGTACGCTCTAGTTCAAATTGATTGTACATCATCTTACACCGTCTAATTTTAATATTTAAAGAACATGAAAATCGTTTTAAAGAGAACAGATGAACAGTTGGAGCTAATCAAAGCATTGGCTTCTAGAAACCGTGAAGTAGCCTACGAAGCTCAAGTAGCTTTGGCTGAATTCATTGGTCCAGTTTTGGCTGAAGTTATTAATAATGCTCCAACCATTTCTAACTTGTTCACAAGCCTTCAGTTCAACTCTGAAGATAATCCCTCAATTCCTCTAGATCTCTATTATGATATCTTCGATGAGGATTATATCAAGGTATATAGCCAGTCAGTTGCTGGTGGTCTACCTCAGAACATCGTTCAACCTCTATCTTCTGAATTGAAGATTGCTACCTATCGTCTTGATAGCGCAATCGCTTTCGATAAGAAGTATGCCGCCAAGAGCCGTCTAGATGTAGTTAGCAAGTCTTTCACTCGCATTGCTCAAGAAGTCATGCTCAAGCAAGAAAGAACTTCTGCTAACCTCGTAATGACCGCTCTCGCTAACGCTTCTACTGGTAATTCCAGCACTGCTGCTGACAATTTGCACTGCTTCCGTTCAGCCGCTGCTGGTCGTTTTACCCTAAACGACTTGAACAAGTTGTTCACCAAGATCAAGCGCATTAACGCTTCATTCGTTGGTGGTACTCCTTCTGGCGCTCGTAGAGGTCTCACTGATCTTATCGTTTCTCCAGAAATCATCGAAGAAATTCGTGGTATGGCTTACAACCCAGTCAATACTAAGGGTTCTCTAGCCGCTGCTGCTGGTAGCAATAACACTGCTACTACTGCTCCTATCGCAGCTACCGATGAAATTCGTAATCAAGTATTCAGCCAAGCTGGTCTACCTGAGTTCTTCGGAGTTTCTATCATGGAAATCCTAGAGTTCGGTGTTGGTAAGAAGTTCACCACTATT